CCATTTGGTCGGAGGAACTTTACCGTCTACAGTGAAAGAACTTTTTACGTAAGCTGTAATAGCCTTACCTAGAATGTCTTCACCTTGTAGATATCTCAGAAGGGATATTACTAAATTAAGTGTAGGTTGAATAGATCTAAACCTAGGTCTAGACCATCCTAACACATTAATGTAGTAATTCTTTACGGCTGTAAACAGATCTGAATCCCAAGCCTTATACCGGATCTCCTGAACGATGATACCTAAACTAGAAATAGTTTCGTTACGTCGCTCATAGAGTGCCGATAATGGGAAGGGAGACACATTCTTTCCATGGAGTCTTATTTGCTTTGCAAATTCGAATCCATTTACGGAAGAATGAGTTTTAGAGGGATTGAATTCAATCCCCCATTCAGACAAGATTTCTTTATATGCATCGGCAAGCCGATCGTTAGCAATGACTATGTCATCACCTAACAACATATAACGACATCGTTTCCAGTTTAAATTACACCGCTTTGCGGCTAAATAAACCAAGAAATGATGTGCTAACGTTGTAGATGCCCATGATGAATAAAGTCCCATAGGATTACCCGTCTTATAAAATATAAGACGGTCTTTCCAATGGAAACCTTCTTCAATCATAAGGCATTTCCAACTGTCAGCAAATTCTTGACCAAACCAAATACTAAATATTCGATGGTTAATATCGATTGGAAATCTATCAGTAAAGGCCGTTAGGTCTATACTATGATAAGAATGTCCAATGGAGTTCTCCAAAGAATAAAAGTGTTTGATTTGATTCTGAGTGCAGTCTTGGTCAATACGTTGAAGTGCTTTCATGAGATAATTATGCAAAGGCAGCAATGCTGCTTGAGAATAATAATCCCCGATCGCAACTTCTCTGATCTTACCTTCTTTATCAACTATTTTCGCTATTCTTCGAGAAATCGGACTTCCCTTGCGGGATGCACGACTATCAAAGAACTGCGGAATTTGTTCATAAAGCTGATTAAATCGGAGTATCAGGTCATATAACTTTTCACCTCCAACAACTTTAATAGCTTGTTTTTGGTTTTCAGTTAATGAATAATAGTCTAAATAACTAGTCCATAGGGCATGCCCATTTGGACCAGATTTAGATGACATATGGAACTCCTTAAAGGCTAAGCCTTTAGGAACTTTCCCCAGATACCGCGTGTTAACGCCTAAAATTCTTAGGAAAGAGAATATATCTTGGTCTAACGAATCGAGGGTACCTGTATAACAGGGCTCTTTTTCGATAGTACCAAAGGATATATCTCCATCCAACCTAAACATTCTTGATATATATAGAGAAGAAAAGATTAGCCTTATAAAAGGGTAACTCTTACTTTCTTCTATATATTGAATGATAGGTCTTAGAATTTTAGGTAACCATAACTGGTCTCTTCTCTTAAAATCTACTGGATCGATCGAAAGAACGACTTTCATAAATTTTAATCGAAGGTCTTTCGTGTAACGTATAGCTTCGGCTATGCCTCTACTAGACGATACAGTCAAGATTTTACTCACGACCCTTAATGCATAATTGGTTTCCTTATAACTCGACATTGTCAAGTTATTTGCGAGCCAATTAATGAGCCTAGGAATAAACTCATTAACATTTACCTTTTTAGGTTTTTTGTTATTTGATTTTCTTCTTGGGTTCATTTTCATTATTGGGTCTCCGGTATGGCTGAAGTGATTCAGGCTAGCTCCCGGAGTTGCTAGCAGATTTCCC